TGGGTAATCCGATTCTTGACATGTTCCAAAGAAGTGCGTCTCTTACTCAAACACCTGCCTCAAATCCTTTGGATGGGGCCAAGTCTTATGTTTCTTCTCATGGTGGAGATAGTAAGACTGCGTTTATGAACCTCTGTAAGGAGAATGGTATTAATATGCCAAATGTTCAAACTCCAGAAGAGGCATTTAATATTCTAAAGAGTCAAATTAATGTTGGAAATGTAATCCAGAGACTCTTTGGAAGATAAGATCAAAATAAAGATCATAGGACCTTACTTGCAATTAGAGTAAGGGCTTTTTATTTATTTTAACTTAGGTAACTTCGATAGATAACTTTTTGGATTAAAGAAAACTTTCATTTAATTCACCTGCACAACTGTTCTCTATCGTTAGTAATAAAACAACAAATGACGAAAGGAAATATCAATCATGGCTAAACTGGTTTGGGATGCCGTAGGTGAAAAGAGGTATGAGACTGGCGTGGATCATGGCGTTCTCTATCCTCAGGTAAAAGGAGCATATCCGAAGGGTGTTGTCTGGAATGGTCTTACTTCTGTTACAGAGTCTCCGTCTGGAGCAGATGAGAATGCATTCTATGCAGACAACATTAAGTATGGTTCTCTTCGCGGTGCTGAAGAGTTTGGTGCTACCGTTGAGTGCTATACCTATCCGGATGAATGGGAACTCTGCGATGGTTCTATTGAGCCCGTTAAGGGAGTGATTCTCGGACAGCAGAAGAGATCCACATTTGGTCTTGCGTTTAGAACACTCATCGGAGATGACGCTGAGGATGCACTCGATGCCGACAATGGCTATAAGCTGCATTTGATCTACAATGCGACGGCTTCTCCTTCCGAGAGACAGTATCAGACGATTAACGATAGTCCGGAAGCTATTACGTTCTCTTATGAGATTACGACTACTCCGATTCCGGTAACTGTTGTTCCGAATGCTCGTCCGGTTGCAAACATCACAATCAATTCTAAGACCACAGATGCTGAGAAGCTGAAAAAGCTTGAGGACATTCTGTATGGTACGGATGGAGATTCTACAGGCACTGAGGCAAGACTTCCTCTTCCGGATGAGGTTCTGACTGTTCTTGGTTATACCAAGACCTGACAATAAATAGCTTAAGGAGGCTTAACAAATGTTAGCAAAGAAAGTAAAGTACACAGATTTCGATGGTAACGAAAGAGAGGAGACTTTTTATTTTAACCTCTCTAAGACAGAGTTAATGCGTCTTCAGGTAAGTGCTGATGGCGGTCTTGTTGCTCGCATTACAAAAATGCTTGAGAGACAGGACTCCAAAGAGATTCTCGATACTTTTGAATGGCTTATTCTCACCTCTTATGGTGAGAAGTCTGACGATGGCAGAAAGTTTGAGAAAGTTAGAGACGGGCACAAGCTTGCTGAAGATTTTAAGCAGACAAATGCCTACGAGGTTCTTTTCTCTGAAGTTACCTCAGACACTCAGCACGCGATTGATTTCTTTAATGGCGTTATTGATCCTTCTGTTATGAAGGAAATTAACGCTGCACAGAAAGACGCGAACGTAGTGCCAATTCCTACAAAATAATTACGAAGGAGTAATGTATGCTCGAGATTACAGTAGAACCGATTACCATGTTTAACCAAGAGACTCAAGAGTTTGTCGCGGTTGGACCTAAAAAGCCGGTGAAACTGCATCTCGAGCACTCTTTAATTTCTCTCTCAAAATGGGAAGAACAAACTAGACGTAAATTCTTTTCTAAAGAAGAATGTCCACAAACAAAAGAAGATTATTTGTTTTACATTAAGTGTATGTCACTTGATGGACCAATTAAAGATGACATTCTTACTGCAATTACAAATTCGCAGTTAATAGAAATTATTAATTACATTCAATCAGATCGTTCAGCAACAACAATAAAGAATAATAGAAGTACAAAACATTCGTCCGAGATCCTTACGTCGGAACTTCTTTATTATTATCTTGCTGTTTTTCACCTTCCTTTTTCTGCTGAAAAATGGCATTTATCACGGCTATTAAAATTAATCGCCATTGCAAATGCAAAAGAAAATCCAGGAAAGAAAATACCTAAGAAACAGGTTCTTATGGATAATGCGAAACTCAATAAAGCAAGAAGAGCAGCACTTCATTCCAATGGGTGATAACTATGATAATAGAAGTTACGCATAAGGGTAATTTTAAAAATACTGAAAATTTTCTGCAGAAAGCAAAAAATTTTGCGATAGATGCAGTTTTGGCCAAATATGGTCAAGAAGGAGTGAATGCTCTTTCGGCAGCAACACCAGTAGATACTGGTAAAACTGCCGCCAGTTGGCAGTACAAAATAGATAAGGAACCCAATCAAGTAGCAATACGATGGTATAACACCAATATTAACAAAGGTGTAAACATAGCTGTAATTTTACAGTATGGACATGGTACTGGTACGGGAGGATGGGTAGAAGGACGAGATTACATCAATCCTGCAATGAGACCTATCTTCGATAAACTTGCAAACGATGCTTGGGAATCTTTAATTAGTAAATAAGGAGGTGGTTTAAGTGCCATCAGTTGATGAACGTGTTGTCCAGATGCGATTTGACAACCAGCAGTTTGAATCCGGAGTTCATACAACGCTTGGAACGCTGGACAAGCTTAAAGCATCCCTTAATTTCAAAGGAACAAAGTCACTTGATCCATTAGCTTCTGCGGCTGACGCAGTATCTAAAAAGTTCTCGGTCATGGGAACGATTACAGATCAAGTACTTCGTAATATTACAAACCGTGTTCAAAATGTAGCGCATCAAATGGCTACAGAACTAACAACCAAGCCAATGATTGAAGGCTTCAAAACGTATGAAACAAGACTTCAATCCTATCAGACAACATTATTTAATGGTATCGATCAGCTTGGTAATTCTCTGTCCAAGACAAAAGTTAATTCCGTCTTGGATGAATTAAATGATTACTCTGATAAGACTATCTATCGTCTTACCGATATGACATCGGCTCTTGCCAAATTCTCAACGGCAGGTGTCGATGTTGATACTGCTGCAAAAGCCATTAAAGGTATGGCAAATGAAGCAGCTCTTGCTGGTGCCGATACCAACCAGTTTGGTAGAGCGTTGCAGTTTGGTGTGACACAAGCTCTTGGTATGGGTGTTATGTTGACAAGAGACTGGATGAGCTTGGAAACTGCTGGAATGGCAACAAAGGATTTCAAGCAACAGCTTATTGAAGCAGGATTGGCAGCAGGCACTCTTGTGAAAAAAGGAAATGATATTTTAACTGTATCAAATGGAACCAAAGTAACTTGGGAAAACCTTCGAGGAACACTTGCTGACAAATGGGTTACTAATGATGTTTTAATGGGTGCCTTGTCCAAGTATGCTGATGACACTAATGAACTTGGTAAGAAGGGTTTGCAAGCGGCGCAGGAAGTTAAGACATTTCATCAACTGTTAGATGTTCTTGGAGATTCGATTGCCTCTTCTTGGAGTAGAATTTATAGCGCAATTGTTGGCGATTACGATCAAGCAAAACAGCTTTGGACTGGGGTTGATAAAGTTCTTGAGAATCTTTTTCAAGAGCCTATCGATAATCTCGGAAAGTTCTTACAAAAAGTAAACGAACTTGGTGGAAGAGCATCTGTTATTAAGGGACTCGAGAATGTTTTCTTTGACTTAATGGCGATTCTTCGTCCTATAAAAGATGCATTCCAGGACATTTTCCCTCCAAAAACAGCACAGGAAGTTGCTAATATTGCCAAACAATTTGAAAAAATAACAAGTAAGTTTTTTATAACCGATAAAGCAGCTGCAAATCTAAAAAGAACATTTAGAGGCGTATTCGCAGTATTTGATATTGTAAAGCAAGCAATTGGTGCAGTCATCAAAGCTGTTGCACCCGCAGGATCAACATTAGCTAGCCTTGGTGGCGGACTTCTTAATGCTACTGGTAATCTTGGAGATTTTCTTGTAGCGCTTGATGAATTTATCAAAAAGAATAATATATTTGAAATTGGCATAACCAAAGTTAAAAATGGTATTGGCTCATTTGTAGACAACATTAAGCAAGCCATTTCGGTAGTAAAAGCGCTGTTCAGTGCAAAGAATGATAGACAGCTAAAAGATATAGAAGAATATTTTGGGATCACCAAATTCGCACCGCTAGTATCTGTCTTTTCAAAAATTAAAGACTTTTTAGTAGATATTCGAAATGTCGAAGCTAGCGTGTTTCGTTCTATCGCAAACGGATTCACATCTTTTGATATTGGTGAAAAGTTACGTTCTATTGGTGATATTTTTGCAAAAGTTAAAGATCAAATCGAAGGATTTACAACAGCAGGTAAGAAAAGCAAAGATATTTTTAAGCCTGTTGGTTCAGTATTATCCAATGTGATTAAAAATATTGGACAATTTTTAAAAGGTATTCAGATCAATGGTGCATTTGATCTGGTCAATTTGTTTAACGGCATTGGATTTACTAAATTTATTTTTACTATTAACAAGATTTTGAAGAATCTTGCTGGTTTCACTGACAATCCGTTGAAAAACTTTTTTAATGATCTGAAAGATCTTGCTAAGAATAATGTAATCGTAGAGAATTTTCAAAAACTACAGAAGTCTGTTGTTGGATTCTTTTCTGATCTTCAAAATAAACTTAAGGCCGAAACATTGGGAGCCCTTGCAAAAGCTATTGCTATTTTGACAGTTTCATTAGTAGCGCTTTCATTTATTGATGGCACAAAACTTGCCAAATCACTTGCGGCTATTGCTGGTGCTTTTGCTGAGCTTTTGGGTGTTATGTTTATCTTAGGCAAGCTGGATGGTTTGAGCGGAAATAAAATTGGTGAGAAAGGTAATGTATTTAAAAACCTTCTTGATAGTTTTAAGCCATCAACAGTTTCCACAATGGCCACGGCAATAATTAAGCTTTCCGCTGCAATGGCAATTTTAACACCGTCAATCGTTGCACTAAGCAAACTTTCCTGGGATGAGCTTGCAAGAGGTCTTGTCGGGATAGGGGCAGGATTTGCAGCAATGGTTGGAGTTATTTTTGTATTAAGTAAAGTTTTCTCCAGCATTGCTACTGCAGATGGCGCTCTTAAAAATGTAACGAAGAGTATTACAAAGGTTGTTCCTCTAATGATTGCTATGGCGTTTGCTACAAAACTTATGGCCACTGCAATTAAGTCACTATCGTCTCTTTCTTGGGGAGAACTTGGAAGAGGTCTTCTTGGAGCTGCTGGTGGTTTGGCGGCAATGGTAGGCGCGCTCGTTATCATCAATAAATTCGGTAGCGAACTTAGTGGTGGAAAACTTTTGGGACTTGGTGTCGCATTTCTTGGAATGTCGGTTGGCGTTCTCGCAATGGCCAGTGCATTAAAGAGTATTGCTTCCTTATCTGGATTGGATAGTGTGCAAGCAGTAGCTACGTTAGGAAGTAGTTTAGTAATACTAGCTGTTGGTCTTACTGCAATGCGCAAATCTATTGTTGGAGCATTAGCATTAGATATAGCAGCAGGTGGCTTGATTGCCTTAGGTGGTGCATTAAAGATCGTTGCTTCCTTATCTGGTGGTGATAGCTTCCAAGCAGTAGCTACATTGGGTAGTAGCTTAGTAATACTAGCTGTTGGTCTTACTGCGATGAGTAAATCTATCGTTGGAGCATTGGCACTAGATTTGGCAGCAGGTGGTTTGATTGCCTTAGCTGGTGCGTTAAAAGTTATTGCTTCCTTATCTGGAT